ACTGCTAAAGCAGAACCTTGACCTGTCCCTGATGCAGCGCCACCATTTGATCTTGCTAAACTCATAGTTGGACCTGTAGTAAAAGAAGTTCCATCATAAAATGATGTTGTAGTAATAGCAGGTTGTCCGCCGAAAACAAGTCCGTCAGTTTGAGGACCTGCTCCTCCCATTCCTTGTTGATTAGGCCCTACGCCTGGTACATTTGACCAACAAGTTCCATCATATTCAAAAACGTTTGTAACATATCCTGCAACCCAAGCGGCTGTTTGAGATCCACCTCCTGCATGACTGTTTACATGTGTCCCCATAGTATTTCCATTTGCCCAAGAAGTTCCGTCGTATTCTTGTGAATAATTACCAGCTCCAGGATTTACTCCATCATAAGAAAAACCTCCAGCTGCTAAACCTGCATCTCTAGTTCCCATACCCCATGATTTTTGAACTCCAACTTGCATGTTATTACCTAAAGCCCAACAAGTACCATCCCATAATTGAGTTTGTTTTGAATTTGGACCCGGTTGTGCTCCAAAGCTAACTGCAGTTCCTTGAGGTGCTTGACTAAAAGATCCCCCTAGAGGACCTGAAGGATTAACTTGATCATTTTCTGCTGTAAAAGCTGTTCCATCATAAGATTCTGTTTTACCATTTGCAAAAAAACCTGGATTAAATCCTCCAACGTGTAAAGCTGCTGTTCTTACTCCGTTACCTTTAGCGCCTCTTCTTCCAACATTTAAATCTCCGCCACTAGCCCAAGCTGGAGTAACATAAGTTCTAACTTTTGCAGTTGCTGAAGTACTATTATACCAAATTTGCCCTTCAGTTGGGTTAGCAGGATCAGAAGCTGTTGCTATAACCGTTTGTCCTTTTTCAGTTTCGTAATTTGACATTTTTTACTCCTCTAATGTTTCTAGCATAGGTCTTTCACCAATTCTAGTATTTTTTTGTTCTGTTGTTTCTCCATCAATATTGTCATTATCCCAATCTGTTTGATAATTTTGAATCTCAGCATTTACAATAGTTTCAGCTTCATCTTTTGTTTTAATAGTTCCTAAAACTTCATTGATCCATGCGTTAGCTTTTTTATTGTGAGCAGGAACTTTATAAATATTTCCTGGATATTGTCTTATTTCAAAATTTCTTCTATCATCAAATTCAATAAAATCTTTTCCCCAATTTTCAGCTAATATGTAATTATAATTTTTATGTGCCATTATTTATCCTTTATTAACCAACCTTGTGTATCGTCTACAAAGACAAGACTAAAACCAGCTCTTTCAGTGTTGACGAAAAAATTTCCTGTTTGTCCATTTATTTTTTTTCCAAACGGATTAATTTCTAATGCGTTTGTATCAAAAGTTCCGGCATAATCTATATATGATATTGTATCTCCTAAACTAGGAGACGCAGGTAGTGTAGTAGATATTGAAATACTGGTTGTATCTACAAAGTATCCTTTTCCTGCTTCAGAAGCAAAGGTACCAGTTTTTTTAGGTTGCCAATCAGTATTAAAATTAGTGCCTGCTGGATAACTAACAGTAGCATTAGATATGTCTAATGTAGCACCAGAAGGTACAGTAAAAGTATCACCACTATCTCCTAGTGTAAAACTAGTTCCTGATTGTGGACTTACCTTATTTACTTTAATTTCACTCATATTTTAACCTTATGTTTTAATACTACATTATAGATACTAATTCAATATAATTAATTTACCTGTAATACCTAAAGTACCTGTTATATCAACTGGCCCTGCTAATACTCCAGAATCCATTGTTTGATCTTGAGAAATAGTCGAATTGTGAGTATTCACAAAATCTTGAGCCACCATAACTGGTGATGGAATTCTAGTTGCAGGAAGCGTACAAAAAATATCTTTTGTTCCAGCAGAAAAGTTAACTAAACTATCAGAATTAGATGAAGATATTACAGAATCTCTTGAAAGTGTATCAGGCGCACCTGCGGTTATACTTCCAATTCCTACTTCAAACTCGGAACTTCCACTACTGGATATTGCATAATAAGTAGAATTTGTATCTCCTATTCCACTTGCAAAAGTTTCATAACCGGTGACTGCACCCGCTAATGAAATATTTCCTGTTCCAGTAGTTGTGGTTGTTTCCTTAACTCTGTCGTTAAGTATAAAAGCCATTTCTACTATCCAATTATTTTATTACGCGTCGCCTAATCTAATGATAGCATTAGATGAATCGTTAGCAGGGAATACAACAACAAAATCTCCATCTGTTGATATTTTAGTTCCGCCAAAATCCAAAACTAATACAGCTTCATTACCGGCACTACTTTTGTAAATCAAAGCTCCAACTGCAGTAATACTTGCTGATGTCCATGTTGCATCACCAAAGTCTAAGTAAGCAATGTTACTTCCTACATTTACACCTGTATTACTTAAAGTTTCTCCACCAGTAGTATAACCACCTCCAGATGCAACTTCGTTTGCTGCTCCTGTGTAAGTAGTAGTACTAGTACTGAAACCTGCTAATGATGTAAATAAAGCTATTTTAAAAGTGTCACCTCCAGAATCAAAATTGAAAGTTCCTTTTAAAAGATCTGTTTTAAAAGAGTCAGGTACTATGTTTGCCATATTTATTTCTCCTTAGTATTTTGATGGGGATTCCGATTTTAAAGGAGTACGAATGATCCCATCTTGCCACTCGTCTCTCCGTCTTCTACCTTGTTGTTCGATAGAATATGATTGCAATGCTCTTTGATAAGATCCTTCGTAAAACTGCAACATATCTGCAGGACCTTTCAAATAACCATATGCTTCTACCAGACATCCATACAAAAGTAAATCTTGATATTTGTTGGATACATAAGTACCTATAGCACTTACGCTGGAATCTGTCAAACTAGTTGGTTGTTTAATATAAGCCATTGTAATTTGGTAAGTATCATCCGGAGTTGGAGCTACCACCCAATAATTAGCATCCCAATTAGCATAATATTTAGGTAATCCAGATTGTGTTCCTGGAGTGTTATAGTATTCAGACATAAAAGAAGTATCTCTTTTTTCTAAAAATACTTGATTGCCACTAGAATCTCTTAATTGAATATATCGTATAACTCTTAAATCACCTGGAATAGTTACATATCTATTTCCAGTAACTAAATCGGAAGTCGCATAAAATCTATTATCATCCGCATCGGAATCTCTGTAAATTCTATTCTCAGCATTTTTTATAAAAGTATTTAAAACACCAGTTGAAAAAACTGTACTATCAACTTCAGTGTAATCTTTTATATCATCTTGTAAATTTGTTAAAGTGTATGCCATTATGGTGTTAATGTAACTGGACCTGCAGTCGCAGTCATTCCTCCTGATTTTTCAGTTACAGTAGGAGTATCTCCTAATGTAAAAGTATATGTATTTGTATTAATAACAGTTATAGCATATCCGCTAGCATTTTCAAATACTGTATACGCAACTCCTCCTGGAGATCCATCTACATTTCTAAAAACTACTATATCTGAAGTACTTCTTCCATGACCAGGTTCTGTGACTGTAATTGTTGTAGATCCAGACGTAATATCAAATGGATTACCTGGTAATAAACTTTCTGTAGCAGGCTCAGTTCTATCTGGTCTAGCATTTCTTAAACCTTGTCCATCAGTATTTGTTGGTTTAGGTTCTAATTGTGGATGTTTAGCTTCATATTCTGAAACATGAACTCTTGATCCATTCCATTCTATAACCATTTCGGAATATGGAAACGCCATACCAGAACGATCCGATATGAACTGAGCAAATTTTCCTTTACTTAAAGCCATGCTATACCTCTGGATAATAAGTTCTTGGAGTAATAAAAGAACTTGAAGAAGAACCGTCTTCTTGTAAAGCTCTTTGTAGTTCATCTTCATATAACATTTTTAACATTTCAATTCTTTGAGGAGCAAATTTAATTGCTAAATAATAAGCAAGACCTGCAATCATACAAGGAACAAATCTATAAGGTACATCTGCTTCATTAGTATAGGCTCCGGCATCTTGGATTCTTTTTACATAATAATAATTAATTGTATTACCTGCTTCAGTTGAGCCTGGAACTAAATATAAATTAATTGTAATTTTATCTATAAATCTTTGAACAAAATATTGAGTAGGAGTTCCTGTATCTGTTTTATTAGATAAACCTTGATACGCGGATCTATTTATTTTTGTTAATGGAAAATCAACATTTGAAGAATTTCTATAAACGGCTTCTAAAATATCATCAACTCCATAAATAGCTGTTGCATCAGAAGTTCCATCAGCAGTTGATCTATACATAGTATATTCTGATTGACCATTTACTAGTGTAATAGAATTATTACCTACTTCCCAATAATGTAAACCTCTATTCGCCCATTCTTGAAATAAAATATTTAAAGAACGTCGTGCACCTTTTAATTGATATCCAGATACACCTTGAATACCAATTCTTTCATAAGCTTCTTCTACAACATCAGCTATAGAAAAACTGGATTCAAAAATTGTTGTTCCAGAGGTAGCCATCTACTCTCCTTATTTATCTATCAAAACAGTTAAATTAGCTAAAGACAAAGTTGAGCTTTTCATTCCACCTGGAAATAAAATTCCATCTTCTGGTAAATTGAATGAAAAAACATCTCCTGCAGGAACACCTGCAGAAAATAAAGTTGTACTATCAGTATTATCTTGTAATACAACTGAACCTGCTGTTGCAGCATCAGTTGATTCAATAATAATTCCTCTTAATCTTGTTCTGCCAGCAAAAATAACTCCAGTTCCTCCTGCTGCTGTTTGTCTAACTGCTTTTACATCTGATTTCATATTTTAATCTCCGTTAAATTTATGTGGGCCCGAAGGCCCACAAGAATTATTTATTAACTAGCGTCTGAAGAACCAGCAACACCGATGAACTTAAGTACAACAGTTGCACCAGTTGCTCCTGGGTCACCACTTAATAC